CGCGTTCGACGATCTAGAAATAGCCCATGCGGCGTATGTATCTGCCTCAACAGAACTACACGGATTATTCGGAAGGAGCTAAAGTGAGACTAAATACCGAAGCACACGCGGCACAGCCCACAATTGAGTTCACAGCACCAGAAGAATCCACCATCACCTCGCTGGCCGTAATCGAAACAGCATCCGCAGCGCTGGTTTACGCCCCCGGCGCCCTCACCGCGCTGGTGGACAAGCTCAAGCAGGAAGTCCGCGCCCAGCTTGCCACGCTAGACGTGTCCATCCCTAAGGACCGCGCCCGCATGATTTCGCTGTCTGCCCGCGTTGCGACCGCAAAGGTCAAGCTCGATAAGATGGGCGACTCGCTGATCGAAGAGCATCGCGCCGTGGTCACAGCGGTGAATGCCGACCGTAAGACCATGCGCGATGACCTGGACGCCTTCAAGGTCGAGGTGCGCAAGCCGGTGACCGATCTGGAGAACGCAGAGAAAGAGCGCGTTGCGGCGCATGAAGAGGTAATCCGCCAGATCGAAGCTCTCGGATGCTTGGATTGCCCCCTGAACCTGGAAGAGATCGAAGCCCGCGCCGGCCAAGTTAGCACTCTCGCTGACCGCGACTGGCAGGAGTTCAAGCAGCGCGCCGTCGGCGCTAAGGTGATGGCAATGGAGGCCCTTTCCGAGGCGCAAGACCGCGCCATTGAAGCCAGACGTTTACGCGAACAAGCCGAGCGCCTGGAAGCCGAAGCGCGGGAACGCGCCATCAAGGAACGCGAGGAAGCCGCCGCCAAAGCAGCCAAGGAGGCCGCAGAGCGCCGCGCAGAGGAGCAAGCCCGCATCGCCCGCGAAGCCGCCGAGCGTGAGCGCCAGCGCATCGAGAACGAGCGCGAAGAGGCCGAGGCGCGGGCAAAGCAAGCCGAAGCAGAGAGAGTGGCAGCGGCAGAGAAGGCAGAAAGAGATCGAATCGCGGAAGCTGAGCGCACAAAACAGAGACTTGCTGAGATTGAATCATGCGCTGCCGCTGAACGGACACGGCTAGAGCAGGAACGTATCGCTGAAGCAGAAGCAACCAGGCGCCGCGAATATGAAGCGCAACAGAAGGCGGAACGCGATCAGGTCGCGGCGGTCGAGGCTGAGCGCCAGCGGGTAGCGGCGCAGAAGAAGGCCGACGCTGAAGAGGCCGAGAAGCGCGCAAAGAATCGTGCACACCGGCTCAAGATCGGCAATGAAGCCCTGGGCGCGATTGTTGCGCTCGACATTCCAATGGATCGCGCTCAAGACCTGCTCATTGCCATCGCAAAGGGCGCTGTTCCGCACATTTCTATTCAGTATTGAACCGCAGAATTACACGGGAATTTTGGGAAGGTGGATTAAGGAATGAGAATTCTTCGCAACATTGTTCAAGTTTCAGACGATTGGTTTCAGGAGCATCTGGGGCGAGTGAGCGCATCTCACGCGTCCGATATTCTAGACTTCACGCTCAAGGGTGTCGAAGGATCGAAGCGCAGAAACTATCGCCTGATAAAAGCGCTTGAGGTTCTGAGTGGAATACCAATTCATGACAACTTCGTCAACGCTCCCATGCTAGCGGGAATAGCAGCCGAGCCTCATGCGCGAACCACTATCGAGCTGGAAGAGAACGTCATGATTGAGCAGGTTGGTTGCGTGATTGGAGACGATGAACGCACGCTTTGGAGCCCAGATGGGGTTGTCTGCGAGGGCGACTTTATCATCGGCGGAGTTGAATGCAAGGGGCCGCAATCTACCACATATCTCAACGCACTCGACATGGCCGCTCTTGGCAAGTTCCCAATTCCAGACGAGTATCACCCGCAATTATGGTTTGATTTCATGGTTGCGGACACGTTGCAATGGCTTGATTTTACGATGCGCGACGGCGGCATGGAGAAAGATAAACAAGCCATCAAGGATGCCATCGGCAATGGAGCAGACTTGTCTATCCTTTCACGCCGATATAAGCAATTTACGGTTCGGCTGCATCGCTCGGATTGCACAGAGAAGATAGCCAAAATGCGCATCGAGACAGACCGATTTTTGGCTGATGTAGATGCCACAGTCGAGCGCATTAAGAGTATCTGCCCAGAGGTTGCAGAGCCTGAAGTAGCAGCGCAGGACTACGGCGACCTGGGGCTGACGGACGCGGACTTCGATTGCCTGATTTAACAACGCAGATGAATAGGCACTGCGGTGCCAAGAAAGAAGGACATCAATGAAGGCTTTGAGCGTAAGAGCGCCAATCCTGCATGGAAAGCCGGTCGAGAACGCGATTATTCACCAGCATTTATCCGAGATAATTCAAGAAGAGATGAAGGAGCGCGACTGGACTATCACCGATCTTGTGATGAACATGGGTCCGCATTTCTCAGAGGAGGATTGGGGAATATGCCAGCTTTCATGGGAGATGTTTTTCGCGGTGCGCACACCTAATGTGATATTAGGCGATGTGATGGCAGAGCAACTTTCGGAAGCTTTCGGCATGAGCAAACAGTTCTTTATCAACTTTCACGAATCGTGGAGAAAGTCTGTGAAGCCATGACCCCACGCCAACTCGAAATTCTCCAGCATTCACTAGGCGTAGACCAATATGGCCGGACACCAAAAGGATTTACGCCATTTACTCGTAATCACTTTTGCGCAGGCCCAGCGGATGAGCCAGACTGCCGGGCGCTGATTGCTCTAGGGTTCAGGGATTACCTGCGCAACATTCAGACCGATTGGTATAAGGCAAGCGAAAGGTAGCCATGCAGACAGCGCAGCAAGCTGAAACATTCACGGGCGTCGTAGAGAACACCATCCCGCACAAGGACATAGGCTGGGTGCGCACGGATGGAGGCGAGACGCTATTCATGCACAAGAACTATACCCGCGCGCACAAACTGCCCGAGATCGGCCAGCGGGTCAAGGGGCGCATTGGGCGCGTGGCCAACGAAGACCAGCAAGCGCGAGCGTTCGCGGTGGAGGTGTGCGCATGAAAGAGCATCCGTTGTTATTGTCCGCGCCTATGGTCTTGGCAGCACTCGCTGGCCGCAAACATATCACGCGGCGCATCCTATCAAAGCATAATACGTTGATCGACGGCAAGATGTGGGGCCAGTCGAAGTGTAAATGGCGGCACATGAAGTTTGACCGCACGATGCTCATGGAAGGAAAACTTGTCATCGCTTGCGTGAATGATTGCGATTTTGCGTTGCACACTATCACACCTATCTACCGGCCCGGCGATGTGGTTTGGTTTAAGGAAACACATGCTGCATGTCTCGGGTGCGCGTTTGAACCTGGAAATCCTGTTCTTTATCGCGCAGACGCGAAGCAGGATTACGATAAGTTACGCTGGCGCTCTTCTATGTTTATGCCGCGCTGGGCATCACGTATCGTACGTCCGATCATCGGTGCCCACATTGAGCGCGTGCAGGATATTACCGAGGAGCAAGCTGAGCGCGAAGGGGTTGCGTGGTTCTCAACGGAAGGCACTACAGCAGAGAAGACGTTTATTGCTACAAAGTATCCTAACGGCTACCGCACAAACTTTATGTTGCTTTGGGATTTACTTCGACCAAAGCCGAACCAGCACTGGAAAGACAATCCGCTCGTGATCGCCATTGAGTTCAACGACGAGGTGCGCCCATGACGCCCAACCAGATGGAGCAGGATTTCATCTTTCTGCGCGGCCAGGTGCAGCGCCTAAGTCGCCTCATTGACGCGCTGGAATCGTCGCCGCTGCTGATTCAAGCGATGGTTGAACCAGAGCCGGAGCCGGACATTCCCTGCGAGATCGACGCACCCGCGCAAAAGGTTCGCACTATCGCGGAGCTTGAGAAAGAGGCTATCTTGAACGCGCGCGATACGTTCGGGATACACTCGCGGGCGGCTAGCGTTGCGCTCGGCATCGCAAGAAACACCTATTACCGCAGGCTGAAGGAATACGGGGTGCGCGCATGAGCGTCACTTTCACGGTCCCGCTGGTTCCACCCTCGGTAAACCACTACGTCAAGCACAC